TGATGGTTGGCATATCTCGCTCAGATACGGCCGCAGAATTACCAAAACGAGGGTCTACACCATAGTGGTCTTTTACAGCCTCATTCATATCGGTACCAACATTCTGTTTGACCTTTGAGTAAACAGATTGTGAGTGTAGTACTTGCGACATAAGAGAATCCAATAGCTCAAGCAGACCTTTACGTTCTGCCATTGTTAGCTTAGATGGATCTTTTTGCAATGCACGTTTAAGCATTGGTAGTTTATTTTGATCGAACAAACCAGCACGAACAAGCGATGTTAGCTTGCGTGTATCGGAATCATCTTTTTCGGTGATGATGTCGTAATCTTCTCTGATTCGTCCAATCTTTTTCATGATCTATTACTTTTGCCCAAAGTAGTTCTTAGCAATTTCAATCTTCTTCTCTTCTAGCTTTTCCACAGCCTTAGATGTGATAGCCGAATTGAAGTTTTCTTTCATCTGCTCTAACTTCTTCTCGCGGATGTTTTTGATAGCTTCTTGGATTTGCATTTTACTGCTCCTTTTAGTGACTAGGTATATTTATTTAACGAGGATACAATCAAAGTAAAGCACTTCAAGCCCAGCATCACCGGTGTAAGCATTGCTGCCAACTAGCTTGTTTGGGCCACCAACCACTTTTACCTTCGATCCTCTTGGTAGCAAAAACTCAGACTCACCAGGATTAGCAGAGAAGTCTTCTGCAAACAAACCTTTTGAACCTTTAGGTATACGAATCTGTAGCATGACTGTCTGTTTTCTCTGAAGGTCTTTGTTGACTCGGCTGTTATAGTTCAATGCAATATTAGGATTGATTGTCGTTGAACGATAACCTTTGAATGAGAATGTCTTGCCAGGAATAAAGTTGGTGATATCATACTTAGTGCCTAATCCAACATAGCTCAGAAACTCTACCGGTGTCTTCATCTTATCGAGTGCGGTATCTAGGTTAGCAATCTCTTGTGGTGTAGTATCATATTCTGTTTCTGGTTGAATCTCTTTAGCCTTGATACCAGTTGGTAGTGAGTATAGCTTCTGATTAATATCATAGAAGCTCTCGGCCGTATAGTCTTCGACCGCTGCTAGTTCTTGCTCTGTGAACTTCTCTGGCTTATAGTAATCGACCAGATAGTTCTGCATCTGCTCAATTTCAGGCATCTTCTGTTTAGTATATGTACCGTAGTCATCTTTACTGGCCGCCTTGAATGTATTACTCTTGACAGCCTTGCTAAATGGAACTAATCTTTCGTTCTGTACGATGTGTGTAATTTGCTGTGTCTTTGGATCTTCGTAGCGACCAAATCCAACATACTGCAAACCAAGCTTCTTAGCCTGTGCAGACGCATCAGATGTTGGTTCTATTAGAGCACCACCTAAATCTTCACTGAGATACTCGTTAAACTTCTTCAACATTATGCAAATTCCAATTCATTTTCTTGAAGTTCAAACTTAGATGGAGGTTGTTCTTCTTGTAATGGAACTGAACCATCTGGTGGTGCTAGTTGTTTTGCTTGAGGTGCACCAGCAGGCATTTGGTTCATTTGAGGTGGCCCACCAGCTGCGGCGGCCTGAGCGGTTGTAGGTGGTAGTGCATTAGGATCGATTGGGTTGCCCATAGCATCAACCGGCCCTGTAGGTGCAGCCGATGCTTGCTCTTTGGCAATCTGTTCGTTAATCTCAAGAATATCATCATCTGATTGCTGAAGAACATTCTTACGAACCCACTCCATTGAGTAATAACGCCCAACATAAGGATCAACCACCTGAAGGAGAGTGAGACGATTAGTCATCAACTCAGCTTCTTTTAGTTCTTGGAAGTTGTTGTCTTTCTTAAAGTCATACCATACGTCTTCTTTGAATTCTTTCCACTCTTCTTCGGTACAAATGCGCTTGAGTACTAGCTGTACACGAAGAAGGTCATCAAATAGAATAGAGAACTTGTTGCGAAGTCTCTGAATGAACTTATTGAACTTTAGCTCATCTCTGGTTACTTCTGTAGAACGGCCAAGTGAAAACCCTTGCTGTGATTCTAGTCTTGAAGTAGGAACACCAAGAGACTTGTAGAGCTTCTTTTCAAAATACTTAACGTCTTCTAGTTCACCAAGATTCATACCGCCAGCAAGAGTGGTGATTTCTGTACCTTTCGAACCTTCGCGGCGAGGCAACCAGAAATCTTCAAGCATAGAAAGGTGCTTACGGTCGTCTTTGATTTCACCTGTACTTGAGTCATAAACCAGCTTATTGCGATACTTGGTCATGATATCTTTTAGATACTGTTCAGCTTTGATGGTTGGCATATTACCAACGTCAACATAGAACACACGGCGCTCAGGTGCGCGAGAGAGACGGTAGATAACGGTTGCGTCTTCAACCATTCTTAGCTGGTTGAGTGGCTTGATGGCCTTATGTAGGTAAGAAAGAACCATCGCTCTCTTAGCATCCATAAGCCCTGAATTGACATTTACGATAGCATCAACGGCAATCTTAGCGCCCAAGTTAGAGTGAGCGCCGACAACACCGCGTTCGTTATATAGATAGTATTCATTCTGACGCTTGATGATATCCATACCACTTACTGGATCACGGGTCTTTTGAATCTCACGAATTTTACGGATTCTGCGTGGATCGATATATCTTACTTCTTTGATACCAAGTGTCGGTCTCTTATCATCGATAACGATGTGATAGAACAATCGCCCGTCGATATACCAACGGCGGAATAGGTCATGGCCCATATTACCAAAGTCGAGAAGTTTGAGAATAAACTCAAACTCATCTCTGATCTTCTTTTTAATTTGCTCTGGTTGTTTTAGATCATCAGTGTTTAATTCGACACCTTTACCGTTTTCATCGTTGACGATAGCTTCGTTGACGATTTCATCAATAGCAGTTTCAAGCTCAGGCTGCATAGACATTTCGCGATAACGAGTGATAAGTTCAATCTCGTTACGAACAACACCATCAAGGTCTACATAGGTGCCATAATAGGAACCTGACTGAATGGTAACTGCACCATCATCATTCTGAGGTACAGCAAATGTTTTACTTTGCTCGTCTTGTTGTACTTGATTTTTTTTACGGCTGATCTCAAAACCAAATAAGGTTGCCATTAATAAACTACTCCGAGAAAAGTAGTAGGGAGAGAATCCTCCCTACTATCTTATGTATGTTAGATATTTCTGAATGAAGTCTCAGTCGTATTGCTTTCCCACCACTGATAAGCGAAGGTTACTGCATACTCTTCGATGGTATCATTAGAACCCCAATCTAGTTCGATTGGTGATACGTCGATTGGGAACATACCTACAAGCTGATACTGCTTGATGATGTTACCGGCCTTACCAAACTGAGTAACTACAGCATCTTGCTGATAATCAAGTGAGTTCTGGAATGAAGCGCCTCGTGTATTAGTTACATGAGAGTTCAAACCGTGCATCCACTTTTCGAATGCGTTACGAAGGCGGAAGTCTTCATCGTTGATGATGGTTACTGTCCACTCTGGGAAAGTTCTGTTGCCTGAAAACTTGAGTTCACGGCCAAAGTAGTTAACTGGAATTTGATTTACAGTAGAACCTGGTAGCTGTGCTGCTCTTGCCATGAACGTAAACTTCTCGGTTAGGTTTACGTTATCTTGAACGCCTCCAGGTGATGTTGCACCACCTGAAGAAGCTAGTGTAGGAAAAGTTAGTGTACACTGAAACAGGTTTGGGCGTGCGCCGTCACCTGTTAGCTGTGATCTAAACTGTTGGACATTGAAAGCCATTTGATATTACTCCTTATCTCTATTTATGTTTGTATTAGAAACGACCAACAATAGTCTCGAAGTTCACACCAGTGCGAACAGCAACAAAGTTCAATTGAATGAAGTTGATGCTTCTTGCAGGCTTGATATAGATGTCACCTACAAATTCATTTCTATCGATCACTTCAGGAGTATTATTTGAAGTATCACACACGACACGGAAATCAAAGATACCACGACGACCCTGTACATCACGAAGATATGGTTGTACTAGTGATATGAACTGTGCGCGGGTAAACTCATCATTGAATTCGAATAGTGAATACTTGGATGCTCTTGCAATGGCCTTCTCAAGAACGATGAATAGACGACGTACATTGATGCGGTCGAAAGCTGATGGCTTCGTAAGCATTGTCTTATCGCCATAAAGGATTGTTCCATCACCTTGGAAACTTACGGCAGAGTTGACACCAATCTTGTATAGGTCATCGCGATTGCTCTTTGTTGGATTCCATGCAAGCTTTGTGACGTTTTTGATTTGCCCACGGTTGTAACCAGCCGGTGAGAACCAAGGATCGCGCTCAAAGTCTGTGCGAACACAGAGGCCTGCAATATCACCGTTCAAAGGTACCCAACGATAGACATTGTT